GCGACACGTACGACGCGATCAGGCGCGAGATCGAGAGCGCCGAGAAGTTCAGGGACGTGCATCTCGCGGAACTCCGCACGATGCTGGAGAAGTACCACGGTCCATCGTTCAGGAGCGACCGATGCGATCCAGACATCGACGCCCCAGAGAACTTCGGTCACGAGTACGTGTCGCTGGTCCTTCCACGCATCATCCACGACGTTCCGAAGTTCAGGGTTCGTCTTGCCGACGCCGTCCTCGACATGATGCTTGGGAGAAGGATGCAGGTCGCCATCAACCGATGGTCGCGCATCACCAAACTCCGACGGACCCTTGAGCGGATCGCTACAGACATGATGTTCTCGTACGGAGTCGCGCTGACCGTCAGCGAGCCCCGTCCAGAGGCCCGCGTCATCGACGGCAATGGGCCGTACCTGCCCCGCGTCTACCGACTGAGCCCAGACCGATTCTTCATCGACCCTGCGGCCACCAACGCAGAGGACGCCCGCTACATGGGCCATTGCTACTCGGTGGACAAGGAAGAACTGATTCGGAAGTCAGCAGACGACCCCACTTGGGACAAGACCGCCATCGAGGAGATCGCTGCAAGCACCGACCTTGAGATGGTGAGGGACGACCAAGGAAGGGAGGTCGAGGAGCGCAACGAGATCGTGGTCTACGAGGTCTGGGTTCCAGAGGTCGATCAGGAGACCGCAGAACTCATCGACAAGGCGTTTGGCCAGAACATGGTCAACGGCACGATCTACACGCTGGTCAAGTCGGTCGGTCCGAAGGGAAGCCGATGGGAAGGGTTCGTCAGGAAGCCGATCCCGTACTTCGGTCCGAGAAGCGGACCGTACACCTTGTTCGGGGTCTACACGGTCCCAGACGACCCGTACCCGCTGTCTCCGATGATGGCGATCCAGTCCCAGATCGAGGACCTCAACGCCCACCTCACGAGCGTCCGTTCGAGCGCGGCTGCGTACAAGCGCCTTATCCTCGTGGACGCACGGAACGCGAAACTGGCTCAGGACCTCAAGGACAAGCCCCACGACTACATCGTCCTGTCCGAGAGCCTCGACAAGGACAAGGTCCTGAACCTTGAGGTCGGAGGCATCACCCAGCAGCAGGTCCAGTACTCCCAGATCGCTCAGGACAGGCTCGACCGCGTGTCTGGCATCCACGACGCGATGCGCGGGAACATCACGGGAAGCGCCACCGCGACCGAGGTTGCCGTCGCCGAGTCGAGCGCCACCATGCGGATGGCCCACCTCAAGCGCCAGTTTCAGGACGCCGTTGACGACCTCGCCAAGTCGGTCCTCTGGTTCATGTGGCACGACGACCGCATCGTGTTCCCGCTCGGCAAGGACGGCGTTCAGGCGCTCCTTGAGGCGAACCCCGTGTTCCAAGGCGGTGTCCAGTCTGGTGGCTGGGAGGACCTTGAGGTGTCGGTGGACGCCTACAGCATGGAGCGCGTGAGCGAGGCCCTCGTCCAGAAGCGGGCGATGGAACTCCTCCAGATCACCACCTCGGTGGCTCAGGGCATGATGGCGATGCCGTTCATCAAGTGGAACGAAATCCTGTCCACGGTCGGCGACTCACTCAACATCCCGAACCTCGCCGACATGATCGACCAGCAGGGGATGCAGCAGGCCATGCAGCAGCAGGCTCAGGCCGCAGCATCCGCTCAGGCCCCGCAGGGTGTTCAGGGCCAGCAGCAGCCTCGGAACGCGATGGGCGAGCCAAGCCCGATCCCAGCGTCGAGCCTTTCCAGCATCAGGGGAGCAGCCAACAGGACCTGACCATGAAGTACGAGTTTGAGGACGAAGACGGAAATCTTGTGGAAATCAACCTGCCGATGCGCGAGGCTCCTCCGATCGGCAGTATTATCACCCACGAAGGTCGGAATCTCCGCAGGATCGCGAGCCTCGTGCAGGTCGATCCAGCGACGAATCGGTCGCAGTATCCCTATGTCAGCACGGCACTTCCGCGCAGGCTTGATGGATGCAGGACCGACAAGAAGGGGAAGCCGATCGTCATGTCGAAGCGCCATGAACGCGAGATCATGGCACGTCACGGATTCGAGAAGGACTGATGACAGAACCCGAAGCACAATCCGAGACCCCCGACGCCATCGTTCCAGAGAACGAGGCCATGTCCGTGGAAGCCTCCCCATTCGAGGGCGAGGACAACTCCGCAGACATGGACGAAGTTCTGGACAGGCTCCTCGGGATCGACGCTTCCGCTCCACGGCGGGAGTCTCGCACGCAGGAAGCGTCTGCTCCAGCGAATGACCCCGACATCGATCGGGCGCTGAAGGCATTGCAGCGCGACGGCGTACCCGCAGACGTGATCGAGGCCGCGAAGTCCGACCCTTCCAAGTTGAAGGAGTGGGGACTCAAGGCCGCGAAGCGTCAGGCGGACGTGGATTCGTTCGGGGCCAAGGCCGCGTCGAAGAAGGACGAAGGACACAAGACAGCGGAGAAGCCACAGGCATCCGTCGCCACGGGCGACGGGGAGGCCGACGCCGACCCGCTGTCCGAGTTCGGGTCGATCTTCGGAGACGAGGCCACCAAGCCCCTGCGCCAGATCACCGAGCGCCTCAAGGCCGACTTCGACGAGAAGACCCGAGTCCTTGAGGTTCGGTACGAGACACGTAGCGCATACGAACGTCTTGCGTCGGAGTACGGGGCATCGTCCCCTTCGTTCGACGAGATCGCAGATGCCGCCGCGAAACTGGGTCGCGAGAACCCAGCGAAGTTCAACTCCGTCGCCGACATCGTCAAGGAAGCGTTCCGAAAGACGGCAGGCGAGCCCAAGAAGATCGATCCCCGAAACATCGCACGCCCGAGCATCGGCAAGCCGCCCGCTCGGACGATCCGCGAGATCGACAAGGAAGACCTTGCGCTCGACATCCTGCTCTCTGGAGGCTCGCGAGCCGACGCGATCAAGGCGATCACACGATGAATAGGAGGGCATAATGCCCGCAATCAACACTTTCAACGACTTTATGACCGCGACTGGCCCGTCGTACCTCAAGGGTGCCGACAAGGTCATCAACGAGGCGGTCAAGAACACCTACGCCTTCAGCCGCCTGCTCAAGAACAAGACCACCGAGCAGACGATTCAGGGCGGCACGGAAATCCGCGACGTCATCATGTTCGATGACGCCCGCACCTTCGGCTTCTACCAGCCCAACGACACGTTCACGTGGTCGAACCCGCAGGTCACCGACTACGTGAAGGCTCCGTGGCGGTTCTCGATCGACCACATGTCGTGGACCGACCACGAGGTCCAGTTGAACACCAGCGAGAACGCTGCGTCCACCAAGGTGATGTACAAGCGCCTGAAGCGGATCAAGGAGCAGCGGATGTGGACCTCGATGTTCAACGGCTTCGAGGAAAGCCTCTGGGCTCCTCCGAATCAGGCCCAGATGGAGGCCGATTCTGGCCGTCTGGCGTACTCGCTCCCGTTCTTCATCACCGAACTGGCTTCGTTCAGCGCGTCCCTCGGTCGCCGTGGCACGTTCCCGTTCACCGCAGCGGCCAACACGGGCAACACCGTGATGCGCCTGAACCCGTCCCTGACGGCTGGCGAGCCGCGCTGGACCAATCAGGTCGAACTCTACAACTGCCAGACATCCGCTCTTACGCCGCTCGGCGGCGAGTGGGATGACGTGTTCACGGCCTCTCTCGTGAACGACACCGTCTACTCGCAGCAGGGACCTTCTGGAGCCGTCAACACGACCCACTCCGTCGGCAACATCTTCAACGCGATGGACGTCATGTTCATGCGCCTCAAGTACGAGGCTCCAGCCAGCCGACAGCAGTACTTCGAGAACGACGCGCTCAACCGTCAGATGATCCTGACGAGTCGGCTCGGCGTCCAGCAGTACCGCAACGCGCTCCGTCTCTCGAACGACACGCTCGTGTCGTATCAGGACCCGTCGTACTCCAGCCCGCAGTACGCTGGCATCGACGTCACCTACTGCTCGGACCTCGACTCTGCGGCGATCTTCCCCGCCCACAGCACGACGGTCACGCAGGGCATCGGAGCATCGGCGGGAATCAACGGGGTCACCGCTGCGAATGGCGCTTTCTCCGCGTTCGGAACCGAACTCGGAGCCAACACCATCGTCCGAGCCCCTCGCTACTACTTCGTGAACGGCAACTACCTGACGCCGATCTTCCACTCGACTCGGTACTTCCAGACCCACGACGTGATGACCCACCCGAACCAGCCGTTCACCAAGGTCATGCCCGTGGACTGCTGGTGGAACCTGTTCTGCAACTCGCGGCAGCGCCACGGCATCGTCGCTCCCATCAACATGACCGCCG